AACCTTTATAGGTTAGAACCGGACAAATGTCCAGGATCGCTTATCGCCCACAGTGTGTGCTTCAAAAGTTGTTTTACTTTGATTACTCACAAGCTTAGAGTACCATTCGATTATATAAATAATATTATACATCAAAGGGATTATTCTCTAAGTCACTGAAAGCCTCTTACTAACATCATAATTTCTCATTTGCCAAGCCCAATATGTCATACCATATTAAATTTATGGATGATCTATTGGTCTACGGTCAGATATAAGTCTAAGACTTTAACCTAACTGTGGATTCATTAGTTGCATTTTTACTTTTGTAATTAGCAATAATTGCACCTGGTAACGATGATGAACCAGCAACGATTGGTCTTCTACATTATATGTAGAAAACTTTCTCGTAGATAGCACCAAATGGGAACTGCTCTGTCAGTAGGAGAGTAAATAATCCAGTCAATTATACAATTTAACTATGAAAATAAATTTTCACAATAAAACTGCACAACGGAAAGGATTATCTCGCCAATGAGATCCTAGGAAGCATACAAAATTTTCTTTAAAGAAATTTTGAATGTTAACTAAGGTCTCAGTCTGACTCTTCCAATTATGAAATACCAGTCATCACCGTCATCTCATTGAATTGAGTAAAAGAATCTTTTCTTTAATTCAAGTTAATGGGAAGACCTTTACAGTTCAATACTGTAAGGAGAGTCATAGACTTATGTCTAAGACCCTCGGTGGTGAGGTGACTCAAAGTTCATCTGAACCTCGAGTCGCTTGCAGAAGAGGACTTCCTCTTATTATACCCGGATCCCTTCGCCTCTTGATAGAGGCAGGGGACCCAAAGATAATAAGAGTAGTCTTTACCATACTATCTGTTTATAGAGTCATACCTGCGTACCCAAAACTAAAACTAGGGACTATTACAAGTCCTCATTCTGGGATCTATAAAGATCTTCCAGAACTAGATTTAGTATTGCCTTTGCTTAAAAGAAATAATTTTGTAAATTCATATTTACAAGATAAATATTTTAAGGTGGCCACTGGGCCGTTCACGGTAGGTCGTAGTCTACGACTTCTTACCTCAGCGGGTCCTAATTCTCGAAACCAACTGTTTGGTTATGCGATCGATGCTTTTGCATGACGGAATAACCCTACATTGTTGGAGGTATTCAAACGATTTGCTTTGTTAACAAATCATAAGGATATCTTCGAGAAGTTAAGAGATGATATTAATTATATTAATTCTAAAGATCTAAATATCAATGATATTTTAGGTACTAAAGAAATTAACGATAGTTTCTCATCATCTCAGGATTCACTGAAATTGGGAAAACTCTGCTTAAAACAAGAAGCGGCTGGTAAGGTGAGAGTATTTGCTATGGTAGATGCTTGGACGCAATCTTTACTTGCAACTCTCCATGATGGTATATTGAAGATTTTATCTTCGATACCCCAAGATGGGACCTATGATCAACATAAACCTGTAAAGGTTCTTATTGATAAAGGTATTCAAGAGTTGTTTAGTTTCGATTTGTCCGCAGCTACTGATAGACTTCCTATAGATTTACAAAGTCGAATCATCTCTTCATTATTTAATAATGAGGAAGTTGGTGATCTTTGGAAATCTTTATTGATTGATCGAGATTATATCTTAGAATCAAAGGATAAGAAATTTATTTCTTCCAATGGTTCATATAGATATGCTATCGGTCAACCAATGGGTTGTCTATCTTCATGGCCTATGCTCGCCATTACCCACCACTTGATAGTACAGGTTGCTGCACGTAGAGCCGGATCAATTAATTGATTCGAGAATTACGCTGTCCTCGGTGACGATATTGTCATTGGGGATAAAGCAGTTGCCAGTACTTATCTGGTTCTTATGAAGGATTTAGGAGTAGAAATTAATCTCTCCAAATCTCTAGTAAGTGCTTCAGGATCTTGTGAATTCGCAAAACGTTTCTATCATCACGGTATTGATGTAAGTCCTATTGGACCTAAGTCAATCCTTGAAATGATAGGAAGCCCACGTTCTTTTAAAGATGTTATTTTAAATAACTCTTTAATTGAAGTGGAAGATTTTGCGATCCTCCGAGATCAACTAAAAAATCTTTTTAGTTCTGATAATGTTATTAATTCTAAATGAATTAATAAAGTTAAAAGTAACTATTGAGATTTGGTTAGTTGTTTTGGGCTAAACTTAGGATTGGACTTATCACCTAACCTTACGGTTACGGCTATAAGTTCGCTAGATCCTAAGGATTCTATAATCTTTGATTCTGTTTTAAAGCAGATCATCGATTATCGAATTACCCAAGGTTGATTTTTGGGACTTGAGGAAACAGTCAATACTTATAATAGATATAGAAGATTCTATTCTTTTAGTAGTATTGGCTCCTTTCCGAGTACAAATTGTATATTGAGCTCAATGAGCGAAATATTACAAGAGTGTACTTATAAGTTAGACACTAAAATGACTGAGGAACAAGCTTTAAAACTTGCCTTCACGTCGTTAAGCCGTCTAACTTGAGTCCTTGAAGAGAAGAAACAAACAAATAGTAGATCTATTAAAAGCTTACGATTAAGTAAGATGCTAATAGACCATTTATATGTGGTTTCTCCTGCAATGGCTATAACTCTAATTAAAGAGAGTCAGGCCG